TACCTTTGTCCCGACGACTACCAAGGAGGAGGCCAGCATGGCATCCAGCAGCGATATGCGCGAGGAGTTGGAGGCCATGAAGTGCGCCATCTCCGAACTCTCGGACATGATGAAGAAGAAGTTCGCGGACGACTCGGACGATAAGGACGAGATGGCTGCGGACGACGATGAGATGAAGGACGAAATGGCCGAGGAAGACGGTCAAGTCCACATCGACATCGAGAGCCATGACGTTGAGGCAGGCGAAGAGGACGAAATGGAAGACGAATCCGTCATTGCCAGCCGTCGTTCGACCTACGCTCTTCGTTCGGAAAACGCTCGCCTCAAGTCGCGGTTCGCCCGTCTTGAAGCCGAGTTGAAGCGCGAGAAGTTTGAGCGCGAAGTGGAGATCATGGAGCAGGAGGGCTACCGCATCCCAGACTCACAGCGCGAGGCGCTTGTTGGTCAGTTGCAGGCCTCCCGTAACCCAGTCGCTCTCCTTGAGTCATGGCGCGACCTGTTCGCCCGCGACCCAATCGGAACCAAGATTGATATGAGCCGAGCAGCCCTGCCGCGTGGCATGGACATTGGTGACGTTGGCTCATTGGTCAAGCAATTTGCTGGCAAGCCTGAAGAGTTTGCAAAAGCAATTAACGCCCGGATGAAGGGCTAAAAAGGAAACAACAATGCTTCAATTCTCTCCAAATCTCGTCGCTGGCGCTGACATCAACCCCTTCCGCATCTGCAAGGTTTTCTCGTCTTCGACGGTTAGCTTTGCTGGCGCTCCGGCAACTGCCGTGACCGACTACGTTTGCGGTGTAACCGACGGCTCAACCCGTCGATTTGACGCTACCGCTCATGCACTTGCGGCTACGTCAACTACGGTCGCCGACCCAATTTCCCTTCAGCCATCGAACTGCGTGCAGATCGAGGCTGGTGCGGCAATCACCAACGCTGGTACTGGCTTGATGCCAACCACCGGAGGCAAGGCAATCACCGCAGCCACCACCGGAACTATTCCGATGTTCGTCTCCCTTGAACCTGCCGCCGCTGATGGTGTCATCTTCTGGGCTTACCGCCTCCCAGCCACTCGTGGGATCGCTTAATTAGCACTCGAAAGGAGGTCATCAAATGGCCTATGTAACAGTCGGAGGCGGTCTAAACACTTACGTCCCCTCCACCAACGCGCTTGCAACTGGCGCTCTCCAAGTTGAGTTCACCCGTGCGGTGAATTCGTTTGCCATCACCCGTTACGCTCAAATCGTTGCCTGCAATCAGCAGACGGGGTATTACCTCCGTCTTAATTCAGACGACAACGTCCGCGTGACCGACGTTAACGAATTCGCTTGGCCTCTTGGTAACGACCGCCCGGTCGGCAAGATGAACGAGCATGACTTCGTTACCTTCACGGCTCAACGCTTTGCCTTCCCGTTCTACATTCCGAACGAGACGGTTAAGCAAGCCGCGTGGGACATCGTTGCCCAGCACGCTCGCAGCAAGGCACAGCTCGCTATGACCGCTCGCTCCATGCGAACGGCCACCGCGCTGACCAACGCCGCAGCGATTGCGGCGTTCACCGCAGCAGGCAACTATCAGTCTGTTGCTAGTGGTTGGAAGGGCGTTTGGACGAGTTCGTCCACTAACGTCATTCAGGCAAGTATCCAAGATGCGTTGCAGAAGATTTCGCTCGCAACTGGCGGCGCGGTTCGTAGTGAAGACATTTGCATGGTCATTAGTCCGACCGTTGCAAATATCATCTCACAGGCGGAAGAAATCCGTAACTATGTGAAGAACTACCCAGCAGCCTTGCCATTCTTGCAAGGCTCTGACATCTTCAGCCGTTACGGCCTCCCGCCAAATCTGTTCGGCGTGCAGGTCGTTGTTGACGACTCGGTCAAGATTACGACCCGCAAGGGCGCAGCCTCGACGACTCGCGGGTTTGTCTACGGCAACTCGGCAATCTTTGTGAGCCGCCCCGGTGGCTTGATTGGTGTCGAAGGCTCGACCTCGTTCAGCACTTGCCAGATCTTCGCCTTTGAAGATATGACGGTCGAGAACTGGGACGATCCGAAGGATCGCCGTATTGAAGGCCGCGTCATTGACAACAGCACCTCGGAACTGGTTGCTCCAGTCTCTGGGTTCCTGTGTGGCAGCGTCATCGCCTGATTATTCAGCCTCTCAGGATGAGGGTGGTGGGGACTTCGGTTCCCACCCCCCTCTCTAGGCGGAACCTATGACCGCATACGCCACCTACGCCGATTTGGAAGCCGCGCTCGATGCCCAGATCATTGCACAACTGTGCAGCGACCTCGGTAGCCCTATGCTCGGCTCTAATCCGGTCACTACGCACGCGCTGGAACGCGCTACGGGGATCGTGCAGGCGTACACGCGGGTAGGCAACATCTACACCGATTTGGATTTAACGACGCTCTCAGCGGCTCACGACCCCCTGCTGATGACGCTCGTAGTTGACTTGGCAGTTGAGGCGCTCTTTCAGCGCCGCGCCATGAAGATCACCCCAGCCGTGGAGCAGCGTCTAAAGCAGGCGTACTCCATGCTGGAAGCACTCCGGGACGGGAAGATGATATTTGGCACGGTCGCCAAGGCGGCTAGTGCGGGCGTGCCAGCGGTGCAAGCCACCCCATTGCAGACGCTCGCGTGGTACAACGGCGTGAGCAACAGCAGCTTCTTCCGCCCTCGCCTCCCGAACACGATGCCGGGGCGCTGACGTGGAGCCGTGGCGCAAGAGAATCAGCAAGGCACTTGCCAACGATGCAATCCGCAACGGGATTGCGGCGGCTATTGCGGCTTACGCGAAGCAGCACATTGCAAAGAGCGAAGGACGCGGCCCGAACGGGGAGACGGTAGCCCTCGCGGCGCTCAAGCCCATATCGGGCGAGTTCTGGACGACCAAGAAGCCCCGGGAGGGCGAGGTTGCCAGCGCGACCCGCCAAGTCCTCAAGGCGGTCAGCCGTAAGAAGAAAGACGGCTCGGTCGTTGTAAAGAACGTCATGGTGACCGAGTACAAGATGTCTGGGCAGTCCTACCGGAACGGTGGTCAGCCCCTCCGGGATACCGGGAACCTACTGCGGTCGATTGGTGCGAAAGCCGAGCAGACTGGCCCCGCCCGTCTCTCCGTGACGATGTCGGGCGCTATCTACGGCATCTATCATGAGAAGGGCTTCTCAACGGACGGCCCGAACTTCATCCCGCTGACGCGCAAGGGCAAGCGCACCCATGCGACTGGGGCAAACCCCAACACCGAGAACCTTTCCCAAGGCAAGGACTACGTCATGGCATGGGGCGGCGTAGACGTTCCCGCCCGTCCGTTCCTTGTCCCGACCGCCGTGGAATTTAGTGCCATAGGCAAAACCATTAGAATCGGTCTAGCAAAGATCCTCAAAGGAAAACTCAAGTAATGGCAACCCAAATCTTCGTCGCTGGCCCAACGTCAATCTTCGTCAATGTCGGGGCTGGGTATGTCGAACTCGGGCAGACCGACAACGACAGCCTCCCGCAAATCTCCTACTCGGACAACATTCATGAAATCAAGACCGTTGCCTCGGGTGCGACTCCTGAGGAGCTGGTGGTTCAAAACACGAGCGCGACGATTACTGTCACGCTGGTCAAGTGGGATGCGGCGATCTTGACAAGCCTGTTGGTGCGCCAGCGCGGTGCGGCGTACAACTCGACCGTCGGCCGCCTCTTGGTCGGTGACAGCGGGACGTTCGGGGTTCAGGTTGACCCGCTCACGGCTGGAAAGACGGGCTACACCTTTGGGCGTTGCTACTTCAGCGGTGACGCAATCGCGCACTCGCAGTTCGGCAACGTCGAGCAGCGCATGGGTTTGACCTTCCGCGCCATCCCAGACGCTAACAATTTGCTCGCCGCCCCTTATACTTCCTGACATGATCGACCTAACCCCAGATACCGACCCGCTTCTCTTCCGCGTAGAAATCCCGTCCGGCGCGTTGGTGGTTCAATGGAACGAGGCGCTCGCCGCATTGAGCGGGAAGCAAGACGGGCAACCGCAAGTCGCGGATGTTGCAGCAGCCTTACGAAAAGTAGCACGCTCGCCCGAAGTAGCTGCTAACGCGTCGGACGAGATCCTCTTCGCAGTCTTTGCTCGCATGGGTAAGGCGGTTGAGCAGGCGGGAAAATAACAAGGGGGGTTGCCCAATTCTTGGCAACCTACGGACGGCTCCCCTCAGACTTTGACGGACTAACAGCAATGGGACTCGCGCAGAACATCCCCATGATTGAAGCGCGACACGCGCTCATGCTCGCGCAGGGTATTGCTATCGCGTTTGGGTCGCCCGAGCTGACGGAACACACGATCCGAACCGCTACCGGGGACAACGATCTTGCCTTCCGCGTCCGCATGAGCATGGAACACAACAAGGCGGCAAACCAATGACCGTGCAAAGTAACGCGGGCATCTGGATTGCATTGCGTGACGAGATCCGAAATTGGATGTCCGCGAACAACTACGGGGATGCCGTCTATGTGGCGGAGAAGCCCGGAGACGAGATGCTTGCCCAGTATGCGGTACAGATCGTCCCAAGCGGCGACGCTGCCCTGCACCCTCGTAGCGGCGTTGGGCTGCTTGAGTCAACGATCCAGATCACGGTCTGGTGGCGCGGCCTGTTTGACAACACCAACCGGGCTACCGAGCGCATTGCCGGGGATGAGGGAATTGAGCAATTCATCGACGGGCTACGCACGCTCCTGATTCAGAACACGCTCGGCGGTCGGCTGACCATCCCGCTCACATGGCGCAGCGGTGGGCAGATTGAGTCCGTAGACGAGGCGGTCGGCTGGATGCGTGGAACCGAGACTTTCCTGTGCGCGTTTGAAATAACATGGGAGGTTCAGTAATGCAAGACTTAGGCAAGATCACCATCGACATCAACGAGGGCGGCGGTTCGTCTGCTGGCGGCGCACCATCCGGATCGGGCGGCAGCGGTGGCGGTGGCGGAATCAACATTCAAGCCATCATGTCGGCAGCAGCCAGCGCCCTTAGTTTCGTTGCTAGTGTTGTCAAGAAGGCATTCGATGAAGTCGCTAAGGCAGCGCGATACATCTACGACTCTTTGATGCGCTTGCATTCGTTCATTATGGGCTTTGCGGACGACATCCGTGAGTACAGCCCCGCAATTCAGTTGGCGGAAATGGGAAACGAATTGGAAATGATGGCGAAGAAGATGCGGATGAGCGCCGTGACGGGTCAGTTTGTTGCTGCTCAGATTGTGCAGTCTGGACGAGTTGAGCGAGCCATGTTGGAGATTCGCGGGTTTACGGCTTCGCTTGGGGCTATTTTCCTTGAGCCAATTACCAAGGCAGTCGCCGACATCCTTGAGAATATTGTCGTTCGTCTTCCTGAAATCATTCAAGCCATCTACGAAGCTGCCAAGTCGGGCGGGTTGATGTCCATGAAATTCGGGCAGGCCTTAGTTGAAAATCCGATATTTGGAATGAGCGGAATGGCACTTGGGGCGTGGCTTATTCAGTTTGGCGCTATGGCAATCAATATTTCTAAGAACGTAAAGAAACTAGCCGACCGTGCAGACGCGGAAATGTCCCTTGATGAATTGAACAAGCCTTTCCTAAACGACCTACGACTCATGGGGGCGCGGATCTAATGCCAACCAATGGAAGCACCTTTGTCTCGTTCACGTTTGACTCAACGACCTACACGCTTCCCTACACCAATATTTCGTCGTATGAGCATAAGCCCGTCTACGCGGAAGATGGCTACACGCTGATTCGATACGAGGTTCACGTTGCTGGCAGCGCCTTGATTTCGGACGGCACAAACACTTATACCGATTTGATGGCACGATTTCAAAAAGGCACGGGACGCGTAGACAATGTCTACATCAGCGTGACAACGCCAGAAGGCACGGAAGACCTTCTCAACATCAGCCACCCCGACACCATGCGCGGCCCTCTGATGTCGATTGCGGTAACGGAAATAAATGGTCGCCGAGCTTGTATTGTCAACTTCACGATTTCGGCGGCGTTGGCGCTAGACGGGAACTCACAAACCCCAAGCCCGTACCCAATTCTTTCGCACCGTTGGACATCTCGATTTGCCCTTGACGCTGGCGGGCATATCACGCGCACGGTATCGGGCGTGTTGGTGGTTGACCTTGCAGCAACTGGGACAACAGCTACAGCCGCCGCCAGCGGAACATCAGGAGCCGTAACCGGGAAAGCACCCTACGCGGATCTATTTCGCCGGGCGATTCTTCCAATTGCCCCGGGCGTAGGGAATTGGCGGCGTGAGTCTCAGACCTATGCCTACAACGAGGCGGGCAATTCGCTCATCTACGAGATCACCGATTCACAGGCTCGGACGGCTTTGCCTGATGCCGCGTTCGCTGGTACGGCTGAATTCACTTACGAGCGCAATGCAAATATGTTGTCATGGGGGCAACTGCGTTTCTCATGCGACCTAGAGGGAGCGGTCAACGGCGATGTCCGTAGCCTGATTTGGGCGGCCGTGGTTCTTGCTCAGTCGCGCATCATCTTCGCCCGCTGCAAGATCATGCGGATAGTGGTGACCGAGCAGGATATGCTCAAGAAGGCAAAGATCCGATTTGAGATGGACGCGCTTTCCCCAGCGATTGCTACGGATGTGGCTGGCGTTTCGTCTTACGCCGTCCCGCTCGCTCAGATCATTGGCAAGTCCTTTGGTGTTGGTCGCACCTGCCCAGCCCTTCCTGACCCGTACAGCCCCTACAACGGCGTTGCTGGTGTCCCGCATTGGGTAGACAATGAGACAAGCGCAAAGACACAGACCACCCAGACCATAGCGGTTGCGTCATGTATTGCGGTCATCAATGAATATTGCAGCCCGGGAACCCCGACCATCAGTATTGAGGTTCCGGATACTCAATTCACAACCATTAACGGCGTTATCAATGTCGGCGTGTTTAGTACCGACCAGCCGCTCGCGCAGTTTAATGGCGATGGACAAACGACATCCGTAGAGCAGTCCAAGACAACTACGAACGTCAGCACCCAAACGCGGATGCACCGACTGCAAACGCTCTACACCGAAGGCGCTGATTTCGTGTTTCAGACAGGTAAGGCATCAGTCACGCTAGAAGAGACAACCGTAGTCTCTCGCGTCAATGTCCCACCTGTTCGGACGTTCCGCCCCATCCCCGCTGGCTTTGTGGTCATCAATGACGACTGGAAGGTCAATCACGGAAACGTCGATCCGGCTGGGCAGCGCACGTTCATTGGGGTCTACACGCGCACGCTTCGCTCGTATGACGGCGGCGGCGCAACGAGCTTCGGGTATTCAACCGTAAGCGGTCGCAGACAATGGTGGCCAAGTGGACAAAGCCCCAGCGTTGCCGCTCCTCTTGCCCTTGGGTACGACCCACAGAACCAAGTCAATGCAAGCTCCGTGCTTTCGCTCGGTAGTAACGCGCAGGCGTATCAGGTCGGCACGGCACAGGACTACGCGTAATGGGCGTACAAGCGTACATCACCGCAGGGCAGACGATCATTCCCGTCCTCTTGCCTGACGCTGTCATGCAGGACACGGCGCGGCAGATCGGCATACCTGAGGCTGACCTGTTTTCGGTTGATGTCCCGGTCGGGATGACGCAGAACACCCGCGCCAGCTTCTTGATTGCCTCGACTCAGGTAGCGGCGCTGTTCGCAAGCGTTACCGTTTCCCTGACCCTTGAGGATTCAAGCGGCTCGTCGGTGGTCATTAGCGGCTTGTACGCCCGACCCCCGCAGCCGTTCTTCTGGACGCAGCAGGGCGGCGCGGTACTAGTGGAATTGGTGGACGAGCGTTGGTACTGGCAGTTTTCATCGGCCGCCGTCCTTGGTATCGCCCTCGCCCAAACGTGGTCGTCCGATGGTCGCTGGCAGGTCAATGACGCGACCGCCGTTACCCCGATTCTGACCTACACGCAACTCCTTGCAGAGATTGGTACGGCGGCAAGCGCCGACAACCTGACCGCGCCAATCGGGTTTACTGTGCAAAGCCCGGAGTACATGAGGCGCTTGAGCGACCTTTACGGCTCCCCGAACGTCAGCCTTGCTATGGTTCTTGATGCGGTCGCGGTAGCCAATCAGCAGATCATCGTGAGCGACGGGTCGGTCACTCGCTTCATTGCTCGGTCGAACTTGAAGGCGCAATACAACCTAAGAATGCAGGGCTACCAGACCGCCATGCGCGGGGGTATGCAGCCCGTGAACGGCGCATCGACTAGCACAAACGCACTCGTTTCCCTTTACAACGCGACCGGGTATCAGGCTCGCGCCCCGTTGACCTGTAGCACCGTGTTCCCCCAACGCATGGTTGAGGGGCTGACCTATTACGACAACTGCACCCTTGCCAATGTCCCCGCCGTTGGGCAGAGTTTCACCACGAACCAAGTCTACGCGGCAGGCTCGGCGGCGACCTTTACCCGCGCCCCGAACGACATCGGCGCGGCCTACATCACGGACGCGTCCATTGTGGTGCAGGACAGTACCGGGGCGGTATTGACCACTACCCCGGGTTGGAACCCGACCCCACTTTCGACCAAGATCCGGGACGATTACGCCTCCCGGAACTCAAACATCCCCTTCGGGCGGACGGTGTGGGCTGGTTGGATTCCGTGGTATTCGACCCCTACGTCAACCATCGGGCAGCTTGGGAACGTCTCCTACCGTCTTGCGGTCATTGATGGGGAATGGTCGCCCTACACCATCTCCTCGGCGGACGAAACCGACTGGCGCTTCGGCTTGCAAGGGACGAGCTGGAACGATCCAAGGGACATCGTCACCGCCAAGGGCAACGCGCAGGCGTACCGGAATTGCGTTGGGGCGACCATCATTGACGTTCCGCCGCCCATGTGCCGCTCCTTCCCGGCGCGGATCACCAACCATGAGTATTACGGCAACTGGCGCTGGGCGTATTCGTTCGTAGAGGTTGAGCCGAACCCGACCGTAGGAGCTACCCCAAGCGTCTCCATAGGGGCATACGCCCGCACGGCAGCGGGCGCAATCGTTGCCCGGAACATGGCCGAGAACGGCAACACCAGCCCGACCCGTATTGCGCCCGGGGTGCTTCAGTCGCACTACAACAACGCGACCGTCGAGGCGCTCCCGATCTGCAACGACACCATCGTCCACATGGTTGAGCAGTTCCCAACCTCTTATACAAGCGGAACAGTTCCTGTAGAACCGCAGTATTGGTTCTCGATGCCAAACGCGGTTAAGGTAACTTGCACCGAACAGCAATAGGTTGAACCAAGCAAGGAGCGGAAATGAATCAGCGATGGAACATCATCTTCTCAAGGGGCGGCGAATACCAAGAAACGGTAACCGTAGGAACGTGGCCGAATACCTACCCCGCCCTCAGTACGGCTACCGAGTGGCGTTTGACCGTGTCTCAGCCTGACGTGGCTGGCTTCCTTGTCGCCTCAAGCCTTACAGGGTCGCCGCCCATGATTACCCTCAACGTAGCCAAGACGGTTGGGACGATCATCGTCCCAGCCGCTACAACCGCGACTATGCCACTCGGGAGCGCCCGGTACGACCTCGACATCTTCTTCCCTTCCAGCGTCACTAAGCGGCTTATCTCGCTCGGCGCTGCCCAAGTAAACACCAAAGCAGGAGCAGTCTAATGGCTGACGTAGTCATCAACGTAGGGGCGGTTTCCGCCATCACCGCAGGCACGGGTTTGACCGGGGGAACAATCACCGGGACGGGAACCATTGCCGCAGACTTTGGCACGACCGCTGGGACAATCTGCCAAGGCAATGATGCTCGGCTTACAGCCCCAGTTGCTCCATTGGCTCACAATAGCACCCACACGGCGGCCGGGTCTGACCCCTTGACTTTGTCACAATCCCAGATCACAGACCTTGGTACTGCCCTTGCTGCCAAGGTGGCTACTACGCGGCAGGTAGTCGCTGGGACGGGCTTAGGCGGAGGCGGGGCGCTGTCGGCGGATGTCACGCTAAACGTCTCCTACGGTTCGTCGGGTACTACCGCTTGCGTGGGCAACGATGGGCGGCTGAGCAATGCTCGTACCCCCACAACGCACGCCAGCACACACGGCGAAGGCCAGTCTGATCCCATCACAATTACACAGACGCAAGTCACCAACCTGACTACCGCCCTTGCGGCTAAGGTGGCTAATACTACGACCATCACCGCTGGCACGGGATTGACCGGAGGCGGCGACCTGTCCGCGAACCGCTCCTTTGCCGTTGACTTTGGCGCGACAAGCACTACGGCGACCGTAGGTAATGACGCTCGGTTTTCGTTCACGGCCGCAGGGTCAGGCGCAACGACGCGGACGCTTCAGAACAAGCTGCGCGACGTAATCAGCGTGAAGGATTTCGGTGCGGTTGGTAATGGTGTGGCAGATGACACTGCAGCACTTCAACTTGCGCTTAATGCGGGGGCTGGCAAGTGTGTCTACCTGCCACCGGGAACGTACAAGACCTTATTACCGCTTACAATCTCGGCAAATACAACCGTGCAAGCGGACGACCGCCAAGCGGTCATTTATGTCCAGCCCCTTAACGACCCAACACCTCTTGGAACCTCCGGCCCCTCAACCTGCAACAACGGTTTTATCATTAACGGCGATGGCGTTGTTATTGATGGGCTTTGGATTAGGGGATCAAACGAAGCTAGATACAGAGTTGCACCTTACGACACAACGCAGCGAGCGGAATACGCTGCCGGAATTCGGTCAACAAACAAGCAGAACATCGTTATTACGAACTGCACGTTTCAAGAGTTTGCCAATGGTGTCTTCTTTACTGGTGGCAACAACTACAAAATCACTGACAACTTCTTCTTTGGCGGTCGCCAGATGGGCGCGGCAAATTGGGTTGCTAACGCGCATGACATTTTGATGAACGGTGCTGGGGGACTCGACCCAAACAAGGGATTCCGTGGCATCATTAGCAGAAACCATTGCCTAGGCAATGTTGATGATGCAATTCTAGTTGCAGCAGAAGCAGGTGATCTCGATATAGTTATTACCGAAAACATTTGCGAGCCATTTCAAACTGACGGGATTGGCGCACTTGATAATACTTTAGCCCCAACGCTTCCCGCGTATCCGCTTATTGGTGGAAAAGTAAATCCTGAAGATCCGGTACTAAATAATGCTGCTTGTAACAAAACGAGATATGGAATTACTGTTAGTTACAACGGCGGATGGCCAAGCCGAGTTGTTGTAAGCAACAACATTGTTCGTAACAATGCGCACAATGGAATCTACGCTAACTCTAGCGTTCAAAGTCCAGTCGCTGCTGGTAGCGAAGTAATCATCAGCAATAACATAACAAGTAAATGCGGATTTGGTTTACTTTATCCCTCTGATACAAGCCTCAAGGGTGGTATTTGGGTCAATAGCAACGGTGGCAAAACGGTCAGTGGAAATCTTATTTTAGATTGTGCCGGATATGGAATTACAGTTGTTGGCCCAGCGGATGATGTTGCAAACGACTTTGCAACGCCCGTAATTACGGGAAACACAATTCTTCGTACAGTTCGAGATCCGGCTATTCCGCCAATATATTCAGGCGGTTTACTAGATAATCCTTCAGGGCATGGCATAGGTCTGTTCGGAACAACAGTTCATAGTGTGTTAATAACTTCAAACCGGATCTTCAATTCAGCGGCCAACGCAATTAATGTAATTTGCAACTCAGACACATCTGGAAACATTCAAATTGTTGGCAACCTAATAAGTCATAACGGTATAGAAGGTGGAATTTTTATATTCGCATCAGCATTAGCTGCGGATTGTTTTGTGTCAGCCAACAAAATTACTAACAAAGACAACGCTACTGTCAACAACGGAAAAAATGCAGGCATCTGGTTTCAAGGTCGGGTTCATTGCACAAACAATTCAATTACAAACTTCCAACGAGGGATTCAATCAAATTCCTCAACGAGAGTAACTGATATTGTTTGTGCAAACAACACATTGAAAAGCATGGTTTTTGGCATTTCTGGAAACGGCGCAGGGCCGTGGCTTGTCTCAGACAATGTATTTACGAGCATAAGCAACAACCTATGTCACAATGGGCCGTGGCAAGGAACGATGATGCGATCTACGAATGCGTCAACCGCCGATAAGGTTGACATTATTCAAATAACCGCAACAGCAATTCCAACGACTGGCACTTGGGTAGTTGGTGATTACATCAAGAACAGCAACCCAACCACTAGCCCCGCTGCGCCGAAGGGCTGGTATTGCATCACAGCAGGAACTGGAGCAGGGGCAACTTGGCATTCCGAAGGGAATCTGTAATCCATGACCCTCGAAACAGCCTCATCTATTGACCGATGGCTTCGCTTTGCCCAGTTCTTCGTGGCGGTCACGGCTTTGGTGGCCGCGCTTATCTACGCTGGGAGTCGTTCGGAACGCGACGAGCAGCAGACCAAGAGCCTCGAAAGGATGGCGGGCGAGCTAGGCAAGATCCAAGAACTAGCGACCGCTGGCAACGCACAGATTCAAGTCATTGGGGAGCGCGTGCGCGGGCTAGAAGATCGCGTTACGCGTATCGAGAAGCGTTGAGCCGTTGGTGGCTCACCTTCGCCATGCTCGCCCTCCTCGCGGGTTGTAGCCCCGTGCAGAGGATCGCGCAGTCGTCTAACGACATCCGCGCCGAGGCGCAGGGGTTGATCCAGCGCGGCATGGACATTGGGGACGAGGACGTGGTTGCCCGGGCTACCCGTATTGACGCGCTCGCGTCCGGGATTCATGTGCAGCTTTCGGGCGTAGAGGATAAAACCCCCATGTGGCTGACCGCGTTGACCTACGGGGCGGTGGCGGTAGTCGCCATTGCGGTGGTCATCGTGCTATGGATGAGCGGGTTGGGGACTTTTTTACGCATTGCGTTTGGCTGGCTTCCTAGGAAAAAGGTAGTTGCAGCCGATCTCGCGGTCGATATGCTAGATACTGCTCGCCCTGAAGGGGAGCGGGAGATGGTGGCCGTCATGCGGGCACAAGATCCCTTGTTCGATGCGGCGTTTAGAAAATCAAAGACTCGACGAAAGGCATAGACATGATTCTCGCAGACACCCTAGGGAATATTTGGTTCGCTCTCGCCGCTGCCGCCATTGCTTTCGGCGCAGGCTGGTATCTCGCCACCAAGAAGGCAAGCAAGTGATCCGCGTTGTGATCCTCGCCCTCTGCATTGTGATCGTGGCGTGAGCGCACTCCCGGCGGTTTCGTGTTGCTGCGACCCCGGCGTGTTGTGGTACGCCCTCAAATGCACCGACTACTTTGCCGATTATTGTTGCGAGCCTGATTGCTCGCAGGCTCCTGCTCGCATTGAGTTCTGCATCGGCTATCTGATTTCTATCGGTATCCCCGACCCGCCAGAGACTGCGACGAAGTGCTATTTCATCAGCTATGACTGCTGTATTTATGTCCTAATCGGGACGGAAGCCCTGCCCTGCCCGAACCCGCTATCGATTTACCCGGTGAACGTGGGCTATCTAGTCGAGATCAAGAACCGTGTTCTAGGGGAGAATCCGTGCTGCTATGCCGATCCCCAGCAGCAAGGCAACCCGGGCGGCATTGCCAACATCCAAATCCCCGAGTACGGCCCCGCTATTGCGAACAACGCGCAACTGCCTTGCGAGGAATTGGTAGCCGAGTGCTACGACTTCAAGGATCAGGCTGGTACGGTCAAGGGTAAGAGCGTCACCATTGCAAGCTCCGCGCGCACCTGCATTGAGACGATTGGCGTTCCTTGGGACGTTCGTTGTGACCACGGCCCGCCAGTAGAGATCGTCAGCCTCGACGTAGGTATGTCGCAGGAGATGGGCTTCTGCACCGTGCGCGACCCGATCAGCCCTGCCAACTGCCCGAATCAAGTCACCCAATCGTATGTCCAGTACATGACCTGCCCGGACTGCGAACCGCAGGGCGATTGCTGCGAAGTTATCCCGATCTGCGACGACCTGCCGGACTACTGCGACAGTTTCGAGGATCGCCTTGAAACGTATGACGTACGGACGTGCTACTCGCTCGGCAGTTTCGGTTGCCCTGTCCACGAAGAAGACATCATGACCATTGTCTTCCCCGCCTGCTTCGCGCCGGGAATCGACCCCGAAGACCCGGGCGCTCAGGCGGCGCTCAATGCCCTCTTCCTTGGCTCGTCCGGTATTGTCCACATCGACCAAAACAACACGGTCGCAACGGGCTGGGGAACGCTTGGAGCGCCCAAGCTGAGTGTCTGCGGTCTTGACATCGTGATCTTCTCAGGCAACGCCGCACACATTGCCGAGCGCATCAACAACCGCATCGGGGCGCTGGTGACGGCTTCCGGTATCCCGCCTTGGTCGGCATACTTCTGGTTTGGGAATCGCCAGTCCTGCGTTACTTGCGACTGGCAGACCCCGAACGACCGCCCCGGGTTCTCCGATGGCGATACCTTGACGGTTGACCGCGTGGAGTTCACGAACGGGAATCAGGACATCACGGTCACGCTCGTTGGCTCGTCCCCTCGCTACTACGCCTGCGCGTCGCAGACCCTGATTGTCGATCACCCTTGGCGCATGACGAGCGAGAACACTTGCAACGCCTCCATTTCGGCTATCACCGCGACCCCAAACAACTTCGTTATCCAATGCCTGTCCTTCCCCGAGTATTCATTTGGGGAGCGGTACACCATGAAACGCGTTCAGGAGTACGCGTCCACCCCTATCTCAATCTGCGTGGACATTGCTTTCTTCCAAAACGCGACCAACTGCGAAGCCCGCGACGGGTGGCCGTTGGAGGACATCACCGTCAACATCGGCGGGACAATCATCGTCCTTGTCTACGGCTGGTCTTCGCTCTGCCCCGGGATGCCTGACCCGCGCACAGGTTGCTACGCCTACCCGTTTACCTATGAAGTCGCGCCGTGCTGCCCACAAGGGGAAGACTGCTCACCGGGCGGGCAATGGGACATCGACCACCCTCTACCCCAACCTTGCTTGCGTTCGTTCCAAGATCCCAAAATCTACTGCAAGTCTGACGGCTCAGTCGTCGCCCTTACATCATGACCATCGGCACGCTCAACGTCTCCGGCATATCGCTCCCGATCATGGATTGCAAGTCGTGGCGTGTGGGTGGTACGTCACCACTTTGCCTGAAGAACCTTGACGTAACCAAGTGCGCGACCTGCGAGGAGCGCGAGACGCGGGACGGCAATGTCATTGACCCGCCCCTCTTCCTTGGCGCTCGACCTGCTACCGCCCGCGCCAAACTAACGACCGAAATGCAGCCGCCAGCACCGGGGACGGTTGCGCCCCCTCGGATGCGTGGGCTGGGTGACGTGGTCGCGGCGATGACGAGCGCGGTTGGCATCAAGGCAGGCTCCTGCGGCCCTTGCGCGAAGCGGCGCGAGGCGCTGAACCGCCTAGTTCCCTTTGGGCAAAAAGAAACCTCGCCGCCACCCGAAGGCAACGGCGAGGGAGAGGCAAAGTAATTAGCGAATGCGGAGGCTTGTCCCGCGAGGGAGCAAGCGGCATCCGGGGATCTCGCCGCCAGCCTCAAGGACGATGCGGATCGCTTCCTTGTTTGGCTCGGTGACGATCTTGACGAGCGGGACTTCAAGACCCTTGACGGCATCGTCGTCGATCTGTAGCGACTGCTTCCCGCCGCTAGCAGCAATCGACAATTTGAAACTCGGCAGTTCCATTTTTAACCGCCCAGTCGTCTCCATTGCCGCCTTTAGCCCTTCCTTGAGGCGTGTGGCAAGGGCATCGTCAGCCGCTGCGAGCGCACGGATGCGAGAAGCTTCCTTGCTCCTCGCCTCCGCTCGCATCTCTAGCTCACGAATGAACCCGCAATAGCGTTCGGCCTTGGTGTCGAGGGCGACATCTAGACCCGTGAGATGCTCGTCGAGCGCGGCCTGCGCCTCGGGCGAGTCGATGCCATGGTCTAAGACCGCCTCAAGTATACCTTGCATTTCCGACGTGATTTGGTAGAGCGACATTAGAACGGAACCTCCTGCTTAGATGCGGTGACCTTCATGATCTGGAGGGTGTCGCCAACGCGCTCGACCTGCAACTGCATACAGTCGTTGACGTGTTCTTTCGCCATGTCGGCGTACTCCTGCACAGTAGTGGCGAGCCACGCTTTCCCGTGCTGGCCGTCCACCTGAATGGCGTTAGCCTTGCCGTCACGAAC